GATTTTGATGAGTGGTCTGAACATTTTACATACTATAAAAATTTTAAGGTAAAAGATTACGGTATAAAAATTACAGACACACGCATACTAAAAGATTTTTTTTGGTGGGATGATGAAAAAATTGAAATATCAAAAGTAAAATCTATTATGGCATTAACCAAAGCCGAACTAAAAGTTTTACAAAAGTTTAATATATTAGATAATTATCTACTAAGAGAACAAGAGAGGTTATATGAAAAGTACAAAACTAACACCCAAAGTAAATAAGTATGAGTTAGTAAGAAAACATTTACTAAAGCGTAGGAAGATTACTAGTTGGGAAGCGATAGAAAAATTTAGAGCAACCAGACTGTCAGATATTATCTGGAAGTTAAGAGGTAGAGGTTACTCTATTGCTAGTGAATGGGTAACTAACAAAGATGGTATGAGGTATACCGTCTATCATTTAATATGGAGTAAAGATGAATAAAGAAACAGTAATGGAAAAAGTAGCAGAGCTTGAGGCATCTCAATCAGTTGCAGAGTTTCGTAACTGGTGTGCAGATAATGATATTAAAATCTATAAAGAAATTGATAGTGCACTTATTGTTCAAGCTGCTGAACGTATACAATATGAGCATCAACTTTTGAGGGATACAGAAGATGAAAGATAATATAGGTTGGTACATCATATTTGTAATGTTAGTTATTGCTTGGTATGTGGTCATCAAGCAATGACATACAAGGAATTGGTATACGCTCTTATAGCCAAGAGAAAAAAATATAGAGTAGACACAATGGCAGTATCACAAATGATTGGTGTAGCTGACAGTTCAGTAGGTGATTGGGAACGGATGAAGAAGTGTCCCAATGGTATGAACTTATTAGCGTGGGCCAATGCATTAGAGGTAGACATTGTAATTAAAGATTATGAAACCGAATGTCCAGCAGACTTTGAAGCATCAGATAATGTGATAGCCTGGACTCAACAACAGGATATAGATTATGACAGAGAAAAAGAAAAGTTCATCGACTACTATACAGCCAAAGGTCGAACAGCAAACAACTGGGAAAGCATGTTCAAACTTTGGGTACGAAGGTCAGTCGATTTTAGAGCAGAGTCAGATCGAACACGTGCAACATATGATAAGACTTCGCCCACCTTTGTTCGAGACAGACGTAAGCGAATCCTTGATATGTCAAATGTATCGAGTAAGTTTCTTGAAAGAAAAGGTAAAGACAAGTGATTTTACTGTAGCTGTTGCAGCGTGTGAAGATAAACTTGAGCCTTGTAATATAGAAGATGTGCAAATTATGTTAGAAACTATTTGCTCTACCTTTAGTTGTTCAGCACCTAATGAGCTAGGACTCAAAACATATTGGGAGTTACTCAAGAAATATCCTGCTGGATTATTTCCTTATGTAACCTTACATATATGTGCGACCTACAAGTATCCTAGACTACCTATGCCAGTAGACTTTGTATCATATCTTGATGATGAATATATAAAAGCATCTAACTTTTTAGAAAGCCTTAAAAATGCTGGATCATGGGCTTTACAATTAGAACAAACACAAGGTAAAATATAGAACATGAGTGTAGTCAAATATATAGATATAGACCGACATAAAGGTTTAGGTGGATCAGATTCACATGTGCTTATGGGTACAAATGTTACACCTATACTTGAGTTGTGGGAACTTAAAACATTGCGTGTGCCTGGACCAGATTTGTCTAATGTATTGCCAGTACAAATAGGTACATTGACTGAGGAGTTTAATCTCAAATGGTTTACTAAACAAACTGGTATACATAGTGAACCGTATCCAAAAGAATATATTAAAGAAGATTTTAGAATGGCACACTTTGATGGCTGGTGTCCAGAAGAACAAGCAATCATAGAGTGTAAGCACACTAACCATTACAACAAGTTAGAGTATGTAAAGGCTAGATACTATGCACAGATCCAACACTATTTGATGATGGCAAGACTTGATGTTTGCTATTTATCAGTATTGTTTGGTAATGCAAGATGGGAATATTGTGCTATCCCATCACATCAAGACTATCAAGATATCTTAATGTATCGTCAAGAAAAGTTTTGGGATATGGTAGTCAACAACATTGAACCAACAGCAGATAATACTGCATGGAGACTGTATGAGTAAAATGAATATACCTGACGAAGCCGTCAAAATATTTAAAGAGTTAAAAATAAATGGAGCAGAAGCCACATGGGATTGTCATGGGACACCTGTTGTATTGCATAAGTACATAGAGATTATAGGCGCTAAACTTAATGTAAGTATAGATAGCCTGGATGTTATAGAAGCTAATGCTAAAGATGGGATAGTCAGTATGAAATGTGTAGCCTCTATTGTTAAAGCTGGAAGTGCTAGACAAGTTATATCCTATGGCGAGTGTAGTCCTAAGAATAACAAGAACGCCTATCCATATGCAATGGCAGAGAAACGAGCAGTAGATAGATGTATCTTAAAACTTGCTAACTTACATGGCTTTGTTTATTCAGAGAATGAAATAGATGATAAAGCACCATCAAGTAAACCTAAGACAGCAGAGAAAAAAGTAATTGCTGCTGAGCCTACTATACAAATGTTTATAACTGAGATGGATCATACACAATCATATACTGAGTTCAACAGTATAGTTAAGAAGTATCAAGGAGCTATGATTATAGCTAAGAAAGAAAGTCCAGAACTGTATGAAGAAGCTAAGACTAAGTATGAATTAATTAAAGCAAATCACACAAGGAGCATATAATGTACAACAAGATAACACTAATAGGTAGACTAGGTAGAGATGCTGAGTCTAAAGAATCTAAACAAGGCACTAAGTATTGGAAGTTTAGTATTGCTACTAACCAATGGATTCAATCCAAAGGTGAAGAAGAAACAACTTGGCATAACATTACTTGCTTCAATGATTATATAGGTAAGCTACTTGATGATAAAGGTAAAGCAGGTACGCTTCTTTATCTAGAAGGTAAGCAACAATATAATACTTATATGAATAAAGACGGACAGGAAGTTACCGCAGGTCAAGTAGTGTTAGATAAGTTTGGATCTATTTGTATGGTAATGGAAAAAGGTATGCCAAAAGCTAGTGGTAATGTTAAGAAAGATGAAGAATTTGAAGATGATATACCATTCTAGGAGAATGTATAATGCAAGAATTGTTAAAGGAGTATAAATGAAAGTAAAAGCAAGACAAAGAGATGTGTATTATTTTATTAAACATTTCATTGCAGCATATAAAGCATCACCTACGTATAAGGAAATATGTAGGGGGTGTCGTATTAAAAGTAAGAGCCACGCTTATGACTTAGTAAGTCATTTAATTAATGAAGGGTACATTGAGAAGAATAAAGATGTTAATTACAATCGTCAGTTGAAGCTAACTAAAAAAAGATATAGGATTATGATGTAAACACCTCGAGTTTACTACGTTAAGGTTCTTTATTTTTTTCATTCCTTGACGATTTCCTAGACTTCCCCCACTAGCTGGGGGTTTTTTTTGCTAAATCCACATAGCGTTACGACAAGCCACGTATTTAAACTTTGTTATATTTGGTATACGATTGGGTTAGGACATATCTAAACGGCCCTATATGGCCAAATAAGAGCGTATAAATTAGGGTGTGTGTTCTAGTTTTGGGCGAATGGCATCCATTCTTCTATTTGCTGGTCAGTTATGGTGTCATTCTGTACAGGACAGCCTGGAATAGAATTAATTCCTTTGCCAACTAATATGATTCCAAGAAATAAAGCTAACACTATTAAGAAATCTTTCATCTATCGTCTCACCAATGAGCCACCAAAATATAATCCTATGATACTTGATACCACATGAGTATCTAATGGTGTGATTACTAGCCCACCTAATGGTTTCCATAAAGTCATATCAGTACTACTACTAAATATCCAGAATCCTTTAGATACTGATTCGGTATAGCCAACAAAAATATCCATACTTGGATCTATAAATGGTGCAAGTTTAGGCAGGACTATGATTGCCATCACACACATTAAGGCTATGTATCGTCTAGTGTTCTTTGTAAATTGATCGGTTACGTTACGAGCTTTGTCAAACTGTTTAGATTGGAAATCAGCTCTTTGCATTAACATCTTTTGTTGTTCAGCTTTATCTTTACTAGCTTGAGCCATAATACCTAAGATACCACCCAGTACAGTTGATGCACCCATTGACAGTAGTTCCATTGGTATACCCATCTTACCTCCCTAACGGATTATCATTGATAATGTCGTACAGCTTTTTAAATTCTTTCTCACTCCAGGATGTCATACTCTCCTCCACTTCTGATATCTCATCATAGATTTCTGAGATTTCATCTTTCATTTCTGTAAGCTGAGTTGATTGAGTTTCTACAATTCCTTCTAGCTTTGCTATCCTGTCTAACAAGACTGAGGTATCAGCCTTCTTAATCTTACCTAGCCTGGTGTTAATCTTCTTTACTTCGTCTGCTGTATTTTGGAGCTTTGAATCGTTTGCGCTCATTTTGTAGATTATCCCACCTGCTGCTGGAATTATTGTCAAGACCAGCGATAGTAATACTGCTGGTGTTAAGGTTATACTCTTGCTCCCCTCCATATATCTGCTCCTGTCTGAGACTAATCGTTTCCACGATAGTAATACTATCTTGCAATATTTGCAAATAGGCTATAGGCAATGGTGGTTGCTCTATACTTTGAGGCTTTGTAGTACTGACTTCAAGCGTAGCTTTAGGCCTACTAGTAGTTTTTTTACTTGTGTCTGTAGGTCTATCAGCTTGAACATTATCTTTTGTTTTAGACTTAGACTTAGTTTTGCTTTCTTTAGTTCCTCCATTATTTTTTTCTGTGCTACGTTCGTTGCTCTTTCCTGTTGCAACTGTTGTTGTTTCTTCTGGCTCATCTCTCTGGTTGGTATCGTTTGTACTTTCTTTGGTCTCCCTCTCCCCTTCTTCGGATTCAGGTTCTCGTATGTCGCTTCCTTCATTGCTTGATCCTGCCTCAACTGTTTCAATTTGGCCTTCTGTTTCTTGCTTAATTTCCCGTCTTTCATCTGTAGTCTCCACCATCTCTGGTTGTTGTTGTGGTGCTTCTTGCACCTGGATTTCTTGTATCTCCTGTATAGGTTCTACCTCAATCGTACTGCTTATGTCAACAGGGATCTCTATTGTTGTTGGCATCTCAATGTTAATCTCAGGCATAGTAATATCAATGACAGCTACTGGTTGTATCTCTGGTATCTCAACTACTGTACCACCAATGCTAGGTAGAGTAGGTACATCTTGAATAAGGTCTAAAGTAATTTCAGTAGATAGTTCAAGGCCACCAATCATAGATTCTTCTACTACTATTTCTTCTATGACTACTATCTCCTCAATGATTGGTTCTACAACAACAGGCTCTATAACTACAGGAGCTACATAGTCCTGATAAGTTACCATTAATTCATAGTTGTCAGTAATAGGACCAAGCCATGAGCTTGAGTTACCAGTATCTACACCTGATAGTTCAAAGTTAATTGCTACATTATCGGTGAGAAAAGTATCATTGATAGACTTAGTAAAGGTGTGATGTGTCCAACCATCTTCATAAGGTACAGCAATGGTATGGCTAGATATTTCTGTAGTTGTGCCATCCGTAAAAGTTATATTGGTTACTATGGTGTCATCGCTACCAGCAGTACACCAACCATTAGGAGTATTACCACAACCATATCCATTGTATTTCAGGGTATACGACTTAATTTCTTTGCCTTGTTCTATACCAGTTAGATTAACCAGTTGTGATATGGTAGAGGTTTGTCCTTTAAATCTTACAGTTGGGCTGTTACCTGCATCACTATAAGAATTAGCATCACGCTTAACATTACTATCTGAAAGAGTCCACCCATTTGTATTCTCGTTAAATGTATTGTTAGTTAATAGGTTGTCCGTAGTAGTTTCGTCTGCCGACAGATTTGTCAGCATCAAACTTAACAGGAGTAGCCTTATGATTTTCAATAACATTATTGTCCTCATCTAATATACCACGTTTTCTGTATTCTTGAATAGCTTCATCGCCTATCTTACCATTGATAGGACAAGGGCTTCCAGCCGCTATCATGGATTTAAATACTCTGGGATCTTGACACAACATAGCAGTCGCACTTATTTTCATACCAAGCTGTGCTAATGCCCTAGAAAGTTTTATCCTTTGACAGTTTTTGTCCTCCACGTGAACACCAGCAGAGATACCAAAGAACCCACCTGAGATACCACCTGCTCTTACTACGACACAGATATCAGAGTATGCACCTGATGCACCCATTGATGGTACAGATGGTGGAGCTACTGGCATATCTTTATAGTGTATATTGGATGTGCTATCGGCTGCTTGACACTCAGCAATGTAAGCCAGGACTATAGCAAGAATAACTATGAAGGCTAGACTGCGCATACATTAATCCGCATCCGCTATGGTGTTACCATCTTTTGCTTCCCATTCTAAATATTCTTGATAATCTGCATTACTTGATTCTGTAGGAATCCAACTCTGTTGAATTACATTATCACTATCATCAGTAACTATTTTATTTATATAATCAGTTCTTACTTCATCTGATATTTCTGGTGGATATTTTAATTTTTTATATATTATAGCCATAATTTACTCCTATAATTCTGCTTCAACTTGTACAAAAGAATCTCCATTAGATACACCACGACAGAATCTACCATCTTGTGCCATTCCTGATACTGATACATCTATATGTACTCTGAATAAACCAACACCATATGCTGGTCCTTGATTCGCACCCTGATTATTGTTTACAGCAGCAACAATAAATCCTGTACCATTACCAGATGTTGTTACCCCTTGTTGAAATTTAAAAGTACTGGCTGCCGAAGTCGTAACTGTTGGACTTGCTCTCATTGGTAAGAATGGCACCATAGTTGCACCTCGCCCTGTACCATCAGAACTAAATCCTTCTCCAACTCCTTGATTATTATTTGAAGCAAGTTTTTGAAAATATCGTGAACACCTATTTTGATTATCTATAATAGTTTCAAACTGAAATGATGGCATAGTTGCACTAGTAAATTCTCCTACTTCCATTTGTATACCTGTAATAAAAAAATCATTACTTGTATTGTCAGCACAGTTTACTTGTCCGACATAAGCATTGGCTGCTGTATAACTTGCCCAAGAAGTTGCTAATGTACCACTTGTATAATTACTTCCAGCAACAAGAATCCATTGAATTTGAAAACCAGAGCCATTGTCATCATTTATTGTTCCACTTGTATCACCATCAAAATTAACTATATGATTTTCCCAAGTGTTGGCAGAACTAACTGTATATGCTTTTGCTATATGTCTGTTGCCATCTTCGGATGTAAGAGAAAGAATATGAGTTCCTGTTTTAGGACTTTTCACCCAAAAAGAAAAAGTTAATTTTTGAGCGTTTGAAGTACCATACTTTAATAATTGTAAATCTTGTGCCTCTACATGATAGTCTAAAGAGCCGAGTGTACCAGCCGATGGTGAATCTTTTGCGACTGTAACATCATACTTTAAACTTTTAGTAAATCCATATCCAGATGGAACATCTGTGCTTTGGCTTATGGTGTATGTACCAGCATCATTTAATTTATTTTTCATTCTATCAACTGTATAATATCCATCAGTAGTTTTTCCTGTAACACTTGTTGCTCTTTGAGCTATCCTCATATTACCATTAATAATAAGTGGTTTTGCATTAGGTCTTAAAGGTGTTGATATAGCATCAGCAGCAAGTTTGGCTAGTGTAATTTGTGCATCTGCAATGTGTGCTGTATCTATAGAGCCATCAGTATAATGCTCTGAGTTGATTGCATTATCTGCAATTTTTGCACCAGTAACACAATCTGCTGATAAATGTGCTGTATCTATAGAACCATCTGTGTAATGCTCTGAATCTATTGCATCATCTGCAATCTTAGCACCTGTAATTGCATCAGCAGCAATAGTCAATGCTCCTGTATCAGCAAGAGTTGCATCGCCTGATATTACATTGTCAATGTATTTGCTTGTGCCTGTGTCGTATAACAAGATAGAGCCATCAGCAGGTGAGGTAATATTTGTATCACTTAATCCAGCAAGGGTAGAGCCAGTTACATCGTCAAACGAACTGCCATTATAAACTTTTAATATATTTGAACTAGTATTAAATACCAAATCTCCAGCATCATTGTCTGAACCTGGATCACTACTTGCTACTCGATACCTTGCAGCAAAACTGTTAACTCCTGCTACGTTAGCAGCAACTGTTGCTATGTTTGCTACGTTAGCTGTTGTACCTACTATGTTTAAATCTGATACAAAATCAGATGTTGCTAATGTATTTAAATCACTCACAATGTCAGAGGTAGCTAAAGTATTAATATCAGAAACTATGTCTGATGTTGCTAAAGTATTAAGATCAGACACAATATCAGAAGTTGCTAATGTATTAATATCAGAAACAATATCAGCAGTTGCAAGTGTGTTTAAATCACTTACGATATCTGATGTTGCTAGTATATTTAAGTCAGCAACAATAGCTGATGTAGCTAATGTGTTTAAATCAGAAACTACATCGCTAGTAGCTAAGATAGCTAAATCAGCTACTATATCAGCGTTAGCCAATATATCTAAGTCAGTTACAATAGCACTTGTTGCTAATGTATTTAGGTCAGACACAAAGTCTGATGTAATTAAACTAGCTTTGGCTGCAACACTAGTAATCTCAGATGCTTTACCAGCACATGTAGTAACATTGGCTGATATTCCTGCAACTGTTGTTACATTACTAGCTACGGCTGCAACCGCAGTTATATCAGTTGTTATAGCACCAAGTGCAGATAAGTTAGTTGAGGTAATGGTACAAGCTGGATCTCCATCGGCATCAAACTCTAGTATTTTGTTTGCTCTACTTGCTTGTACAGGTAATTGCATATCAAAACCTGTAGTTGTTTCTGCTAATGGTAAACGTATAGACCTAGATGCACTTTCTTCTCTTTCTGCCATCATAGCCATTAAGATATCAAGCTGTGTATTTAATGCAGTTACATCAAAAGATGCGGCTGGAGTAAAGTCTGTGGTTCTTTCTACTACAATGTCTCGTACAATGACTATGCTGTCATCTGCTGTAGCACCAGCACCTAAAGTTACTGTGCCTCCAGCTCCAAATTCATATGCACTATCACTAGCATTAGTTGTACCTTGCACACTAAACTGAGCCACACTACTAGGTGCTGCATTATAGGTTAGTGCTGTGCCATTACGGAATACTTTTATGTCTCCTGTGGCAAAAAACTCAAAACCAATCGTAAATACTGTTTGTCCACCTGTAGCGGTGTAGGTATTTCTTGGTGTATTTTTAGCTGTTGCTATTGTCATCTTATTATCTCCGCTCCAGTATCATATATCTTTCTGAAAGTATTGTTAAACCATAACAAATTATTAAATGGAATTAAACGCCTAATTGTTGCTGCTTTTTCATCATACGGCAGATCCTGATTAAAGGCATATATTAAATCAGCCATCATGCCTGGACCTGCTCCTATAAATTCTCCTGTAGCATCTGCTGCATTTGCCTCACCAAATCTGCCTTGAGTTCCTATCATAGGCCTTACACCCATAGGTGTATCAAACATTCCTTCTGATACTACTTCAAACATAAAGTTAAAATCAGCAGGTAAACCAGCTACTCCTGACATTTCTATAGCACGATAAGTTCTTTCTTGCCATGTTTTATGTTGATAGTATTGTGGATTTTTTAAATAATCTCCCATTGCTCCAAATGCAACCATAGCTCCTGCACCACCTATAACTCTAGATTCACGACCACTTAATGCAGATAACATAAGTTTTCTGTTACTTGCAAATGACCAAGCAAAGAATTGTAATGGTAATGATAAAAAGCCATTGTTTATCTTTCCGCCTGATTGTGTTTTTTCAAAACCAAAAAATGCCATTAAATCATTATCTAATGCTTTAGCCAGTTTATCGTTGTTAATTTGTATTACGCCAAACATCATATTAGGTTTGTCAGCTATGCTTGGAGTAATAATAGTTCTTTGTACGTCAGCAAATGTAGCATATTGTAATTTTTTACTTAATGCTAATCCATTTTTTGTTGCTAACGCATCTGCTTGATTTAAATAATGTAATCCATTTTTTGTTTTCTTTATTGGTAATTTACCTATAGCCCTTGCTGTTTGTTTGTTTATTCCATAAGATGCTAGTCTTTCTAAATCAAACTTTGTTGCTGTGCCATTTGCTACTTTTACAGAGTCTTGTAAAAATCTATGTACTGACACATGACCAGCCCACTCTTTCATTAACTGTGTATGTGGTGATAATAAGTTTGCATGATAAAATGGTGCTTGTACATTTTGCAATGGTTTACCTACTATTTTATCAAAGTATCTGCCAAAAACAGTTGAGCCTGAGCCTATTCTTTCTTGTTGAGATATAATTCTTTCTATAGAAGTAGTATTCATAACAACATCATATGCATCTCCTAACCATTTGTTTTGTGCTAATTGACTATTTAATTCTTTACTACCTGCACTAAATATATTTTTAGAATTCATAACTTTCATTGTATCAGTAAAGCCATGTACCATTGGTATACGAGCAATATCAACTAATGATGATAGATAAACTTTACCCATCATAGCTGTACTAGCCCAGTTCCTAAATGCGTTTGGTAATCTTGATTGAAAGAATGAGTCAGGATCGCCTGTATTGTATACACCATAAACTTTATCTCTACTGTTTCTAAGTGTTTGCATTGTTTCACCAATCAAAGCAGTATCTTTTTCGTTAAGTAATAAATTAAATTCAGTTTCCCATAAATGAGTTTTCATTTGTGAATCACCAAATCTTTTTGTTACATTTATTCTTTTGTGCATCCTATCGCTATAGTTTCTAAATAAATAATTAATATCATTTATTAAAAAACCATCTAGTTCTGCATCTGTCATGTTTAATTTACGAGACATCAATGATGAATGTCCTGTTTGTATTCTATCTTTAGCATTCAAAATACCTAAGTCGCCATCCATGTCCATATTTTTCATATCAAAGGTAAGATTATCTAATGTTTCTTGTACTCTATGATTTATAAGGTAAACACTATCAGGATCTAATACTTGTTTAACTCCACCGTCTACATCTTTGAATGTATAAACTCTTGGGTTTTTTGAGAACGATTGAAATACTTTACCTCTAAAAGAATTTGGATCTGGTATGCTATAGAATCTATCATCTATATTATCTATCTTAGAACCTTTTAATCTATAACCATTCTTTGGTACACGTACTCCTTCTTCTGTTACTATTCTGCCATCATCTAATATCTCTTTTATATTGCTTAGTTTTTTTTGTCCTTTCTCACCATGCTCTATAACCATACCTTTAACTAAACCTTTTTTTACACTTATCGGATTTGTAATGGTTGCTGGTGGTAAAAAATTTACATCATTAGTAACTATATCTTGCATTATTTTTTCTTTGTCATACACACGATTTAAATAATTATCTACTAGAGGATCAAATTCTTCTTCTACTCTAAATTTAATATCTTCTAGTAAATCATCAGCTATTTGTACTTCTTCTTTTGCTTTGTTTATATGTGCTTGCAATAATTTAATTCTTGCTTTATCACCTGGATTAGTCTTTTTATATTCTGCTAATTGTGTTTCGCCTCGTTTAACAGACTGAGCAAACTTTAATTTAATTTTTGTAATGCTATCTTGTGATTGAAACATACCTAAGTCTTTAGCTTGTTTACCTATTTCTGCTTTAGCAGCATCAACCACATCTACAAATTCTTTTATTGCATCTGATTGTTTTGCTTTAAACTCTGGATCTCTAACTGCTTTACCAACTATTTCATTAAACTCCTGGAATGTCATTTGTTTGTCAAAGTTAGCACCAGCTTTATTTAAAGCACCTTTAAGTTTGTCTTTAGCTTTTAATCCTGTTGCACCAAAATCATAACCTAACACTTTATCATTAGCTTCATGTTTACCTAATCTATGAAACTTCCAGGCTTCATGTAATGCTTTATCAAATGCACTTACAGTTTGAAAATGTTCTAATGTTGCTTTTAACATAGCTGATTGTTCTGTTGCTGCGCCAGCTTTATTAGCTCTTAATACAGTTGCATGATCACCAAACAATGCTATTGCTGTATCTGCTATTTGATTACGCATAACAGATGTTTTAAATTTATTGTTAGTTAAAGCACCAAAGTCGGTTACAAATCTATCTACTCTTTCTGCGAACCAATCTGTTTTTTTGCCTACACCTGCTGTTTTTCTTGATAAACTTTTTGCTCGTATATTTTCTAATACCTCAAGGTTTAAAGCATTTTCTTTATCTACTGCTGTTTTACCATCAGGCGCACCTTTAATAAATTTTATAGTTTCTTTTTCTATTAAGAATTTTTTAAAATCTTCTGGTGATGCAAATTCTGGTAAATTTTTTACTCCTGGTATACCTGATATTCTATATTTACCATTGTTAAAATCTTTATTAATTCTAGCTTCATCTATAGCTATAGTATCTATGTCTACTCTTGACCTGCGGTCTCTTGCATCCTTAATATGAACATACTTTCTTTTACCTATTTCATCTGTTTGTCTAACATTTATAGTTTCTAAATTAAATCCTACCGACTGTTCATTTACAGTTGTTTCATATTTAACAGGAGAATTTTCGTCATACATCTTAGAAGTAAAAGTATCGTTTTCCATATCCCATGCTGCACCAAAAGAATCTTCCATAAGGTCTTGTTCAGATTTAGCTGAAGCATGTTTAGCTGGTAATCTTCTACCAAACGCTCCAGTAAATCCACCACCCATTAAAAATGCTGCGCTAATGTAACTTACTGACTCACCTAATGTAGCTGTTGGATCTAGCGACTGACGTATTGGTTCAGTACTAGCTACCAATGCACCTGTTGCTGCACCACCTTTTACAAATCGACTAGCAAATGTTACTCCTTTTACAAATGGAATAGGTACATATGTTAGTGGATCTCCTAATGCTGCAACTAATTCAGGAAGAATACCTGCGTCATCTCTAATACTTCTTTGATAATTATTGTAATCTATCTTATCTTTTACATAATTTAAATGTTCTTCATTTCGTATATCATCAAAATGACTTTCATATGCTTGATAGTGTGTGCCTTGTATTTGCTCTATTGCGTTAAAATTGTGATCAATAGGTTGTTCTAAAAATGTTTTATCATCAGTAATATTCATATACATTTGACCAGCCCATGACAAATCAAATGATGCTTCTACTTCATCCATAAAAGATGCTTCATTTGTAAGAGGAGTAAGAGCATCTATACCTGTACCTAGTACTTGGTTTATATCAACTGTTGTCTTAATCTCTGACATATTATCTATCCAAAGTTTTTAAATCTTGTCTTGATACGGTTAATATATTGTAATCTTTATTTACTAATATATTTTGTGATGAGCCTGTACGATCAGCAAATACAACTCTATATGCTACTTGAGCTTCATTAGCTGGTTGTCCAATAACTTGTAAGAATACATTTTCACCTAATACTAAATCACTACCCCATTTAGCTACTAAATCTGGATGTCTTTGCTCTAACAAATTATCTATATACTCCATGCCTTTTTCATCTAATAAATCATCAGGTGGGAATCGAGTATATATTCTGCCTGTGTCAGACAAATCAACACCATCATCTGCTGTTGTTAAAGTTCCTAAAGGTATACTAAAATTACTAAAACCAAAGTTACCTTGTCTATCTATTTTATTTAACGCATGCTTAACTGTATCATCTATATTAGCTTCTTTATCAAACATTAACTTTCTTTCAACATCTTGTTTTACTTGTGATATAAAATTATGACCTACTATGTCATCTTCACCCCAGTTATCATAATAGCCTACAATTTTTTCTATAATTTTATTACTTAATTTTTCTGCTGATTTATATCCTTTTTCTATAGCTACATCTTTTAAAGTACGATTTACTGTTGCATTTGCTTTTTCTTCCATTTGTTGCATAAACATATTAACGCCTTCTTCTTGACCATAAAAACCTGTTAATCTTCTTAACATTAATGCTGCATTTTCTGTATCTTCATCTAATCCTGTACTACTAAATATGTCTGCTACTTGTATTGTATTACCAGTTTTTCCTGTAATTTTAGATGGTGCGCCTGTAAATACTGCAAACTCAGGGCTACCAACAAACGCTAACAAGTTTGCTTTATTTCTTATACCGCTTGATGATAATGTAGCTGTTATTTTTTGTCTCATTGATTCTGGCACAACACCAGTTTTAGATGCAATGTAAGTATAAAATAAATGTTTTTCTTTTCTACTGTTAGGATCATTAAAGTTTTGTGTCGTTAAATTTACGCCTGGATTATTAGCAACAAAATCCCCTATAAGTGTTTCCATTCCTGGTGCATCTACATTATCAAGTATTTCTGCTAAATCTTTTTTTGATGAAGTATCATTAAAATAAGATATATTTTCAGCACTACTTCTATTATATTTATTTATAATGTCAGCAGATTTAGCTGATGCTGTTGATTTACTTTTAATCATATTAAGAAGTTTTTGTGAACGTATTTGCATTTCACCACGCAAATTAGGCCACTCATCTTCTTTGATGCCAAGTGATTTAAAATTAATTTCTTTAGGTTTACCTGTTGCTAAATCAGTTACTGTTACAGTTGCTCCAGGACCTTGTAATAACATTATATTTATTTGCTCTAAATTTTTTGCTGTTGCTGCTAAACCTGATGCACTCATCATATCTTTAGTTACATAAGGTGATAATGATTTTCCTAATTTTAAACTTGCTTGAATAGCAGGAACTCTACTTAATAAATCTGCTCCTGCAGGATTGCCTTTGGCTGATTGTATATTTGCTTCTGCTATTAGCTCATCTAATTCTATTGCTGTTTGTTCTGGATTTATAATACTACCAGTAACAGCTCTTTCTAAAAAATCGTTTGTTTGTCTGGTCATTTTAGCATTTGCTACTGTTTCTCTAAGAGCAGTATGTTTATTGGTTAATTCATTTTTAGCTGATATAAGAGTTGCATTTATTTTGCTACGA